GATGGTTTAGATATGAAATCAGAAGAATTACAAAAACTTGATGACGACAAGATACTATCAATAGTCGATCAGAACTTGAGACGATCAATAGGCTACTACGATAGTGAACTGTCGAAAGAGCGGCAAAAGGTTATGGACTACTACTCAGCCCATCTACCTAAACCTGCACACGACGGAAACTCTAAGTACGTTTCGCAGGACGTCTACGATGCTGTAGAGTCGATGAAGGCTGCACTACTGGAGACCTTTAGCACAGGTAACAAAACTCTTCGCTTTGCTCCTCAAAATGTGGACGACGTAAAGATGGCTGAAGTCTGCACAGAGTACACAGACTACGTTCTCCATCGGCAAAATAATCTTTTCGAAACTATGCAGACAGTGATTCACGATGGACTGATTGCAAGGGCAGGTATCTGTAAAGTCTACTGGGATCAGAGGACTGAAAGCCACCTTGAAGACATTGAGGATCTCACAGAAGAAGAACTGGACATGCGTCTAGCAGATGAGATGACTGAGATCGAAGAGGTCGAGACAGACGAATACGGAATGAACAATGGTCAACTTCGGATCTACAGAGACGCATCACAGGTAAAAATAGAAGCCGTTGCTCCGGAAGAGTTCCTCATTGAGCCTCAATGTAAATCTTTAGACAGTGCTATGTTTCTGGCTCACAGAACCAAGAAGTCACTCTCAGATCTAATCGAGATGGGCTATGACGAAGATGTGGTCATGGACATCAATGACGAAGATAATGACTTCGACAATGACCCAGAGATCTTATCGCGTTTTAACGAGATCGGTGCAGACCGAGGTTTTAATACAAACAGCAGCCAGAAGATGTCTAGACAGGTGACTGTCGTCGAGGCTTTCATGGAACTTGATAAGTATGGAGAGGGCGTTTGTTCTCTTTATCGTATAGTTAAGTCCGGTGGTACAATGTTGGAGTGTGAAGAGGTCCAAAGATTGCCATTCGTGGCTTTTGTTCCTCTACCTATTCCACACGCCTTCCATGGTAACAACTTTGCAGACAAACTAGTGGCGATACAGAATGCACGTACAGTTCTAACACGCTCCATCCTCGACCACGCTATGGTCACTAACAACCCTAGATATACAGTCGTTAAAGGCGGTCTTACTAACCCACGCGAACTTATCGACAATCGCGTTGGCGGCATTGTCAATGTGACTAGGCCCGACGCAATCAACCCAATGCCTCAAGCAAGTCTCAATCCATTTGTGTTCCAAACGATAAGCATGTTGGATCAAGACAAAGAGGATACAAGTGGCGTCTCTCGATTGTCACAGGGATTAAACAAAGACGCCATCAGTCACCAAAATTCGGCTGCGATGGTCGAACAACTAGCAAGCATGAGCCAACAAAGGCAAAAGATCATTGCTAGAAACTTCGCCAACAACTTCTTGAAACCACTCTTTCTCAAGGTCTACCAGATCTGCGTAGAGAACGAGACAGAAGAGAAGATCGTTGAGTTAGCAGGAATGTATGTGAATATCACACCCGCACAATGGGCAGACAAGCGTGACGTTATGGTTGAGTTCAACCTCGGCTACGGCGAACAGGAGACGCAGATCACTAAGCATCTGATGTTTCACTCACTGTTCTCTCAGGACCCAACTTTAGGTCAAATGTACGGACCAGAACAGAAGCATCAGATGCTTGCTAAGATCCTCGATATGTCTGGGATCAAGAACGTAGCTGACTTCTTGAAAGATCCGAAGATGATCCCACCACCACAACCAGATCCAAATCAACAGATGCAAATGCAAATGGCGCAGAAGCAACTTGAGATCTCGGATCGTCAAACTCAGGTTGCCGAACAAAAGACAGCCTTTGAAGCAGAGATTGGTCGTATGAAACTCGAACTTGATGCACTCAAGGCAGAGAGAGATTACGCCCTCAAGTCGGACAAGATGGATCTCCAAGAGAGCCAACAACAGCATAAAGAGATGGTGAACCTCGAAGAACTTGAGATCGCTAGAAATGCTGAAGATGTCCGAGCAATAGCAAGCCCTAATGGATAAAGGAACTATGACAACACAAGAAGAGCAAATGATTCAGCAAGGCGATGAGGTCGAGCAAATCTTAGGATCCTCGGCATTCAACGCCACTGTAAATGAATTAGTAGACGAGGCTTTCAAAGCATTCGTCAACACAGAACCTCACGAACATGAAAGACGTGAGACTTCATATCGCCACTATCGCGCACTTGTAGACGTGGTGAACCATTTTAAACATAAAGTCGCGGTGCGAGATAGCATCAAAGAGAACGGCGACACTAGCCAAGAAGAGGACTAGCACCATGACAGACGTGCAGAAGACCGAATCTGAACCTCGCGCACTGGATCTCAGTGACGCGGCTGACGCCATCCTAAATCGTTGGGAAGACGCTGAAAAGCCATCTGAAGACGAAGAAGTGGAGGCAACAACTGAAGACGTCGATGAGACAGACGTAGAAGAAGTTGAAATTGAGGAAGCAGAAGAACTCGAAGACGACGAAGAGTACGAAGCGGACCCTGATGAAGAGGAAGATACCGAAGACGAAGAAGACGACAATGAGGACGAAGAGGACGATGATACCACTGAAGAAGTGGAAGTCGCCTCGGACGATACAGTTGTCGAAATCAAGGTCAACGGTGAAACCAAACAGGTATCCGTTAAAGACTTGAAGCGGCTTGCAGGTCAAGAAGCATCTCTCACTAAAAAGTCTCAAGACTTAGCCGAACAACGTAAAACCACAGATGAAAACTTTGTGAGGACTACGGTGTCATATCAGAAACTCTTAGAACGCGCTCAGGAGCGATTGAAGCCATATGCAGATATGGACATGATGATTGCTCAGTCCCAGATGGACACTGAAACATTTGCCCAACTGAGGCAGGATGCGCGTCAGGCCGAAGAGGACGTAAAGTTCCTCGAAGAAGAAAGCAACGCCTTGCTGCAAGATATGCAAGCGAAGCAACAGTCTGCAGTCCAAGCAGCCGCGAAAGATTGTATTCGTGTGCTAGAGGACACAATTCCAGACTGGGGCAACGAGATGTATAACGACATCAGGACGTATGCAGTCAAAAACGGCCTACCTCAAAACCAAGTAGATCAGTACACAGATCCAAACGTGATCATGTTGCTAAACAAGGCTCGTCTTTATGATGAAACTAAAGCGACGGCCCAATCAAAGAAGGCTAAAGCAAAAGTGACTAAAAAGACAAAGAAGACCAAAGTTTTGAGTTCTAAGAAATCCCCACCTACCAAAACTCAGATTAAGAAGGCCAATGCCCAGAGGGCGCAGGAAAAACTTCGAAATAATCCAAAGTACGGCGGTGGCATGGATGACATTGCAGATGCCCTAATGGCACGTTGGGAAAGTTAGTCTTTCCACTTCAATCTTATCTAACTTTAAGGAAACTTAAAAATGACTACTTATACAACCTACGATCAGGTAGGGAAAAAAGAGAGTGTGGCAGACATTATAACCGATATCACGCCATTCGATACACCTGCCATGACCATGTTCAAAGACGAGAAAGTGTCTGCTCGGACATTCTCTTGGCTTGAGGATTCTTTGGCAGCAGCCGGAGTTAATGCGGCAGTTGAAGGTGCATCAGCATCAATGGCGACACTAACAGACGCTGTTGAACGCACAAATAATACTCAGATCCTGACCAAAGCATTCCAAGTTTCTGCAACTGCAGATGCTGTTGGCACTTATGGTCGTGCGAAGGAAACTGCACATCAACTTGGCAAAGCATTGAAATCCATCAAGCGTGATGCAGAATTTATGCTCGTCGGTGCGGATCAAGCAGCCGTAGCAGGTTCTTCAAGTGCGGCTCGTAAGTCGCAGAGCGTTATCAACCAGATCTCAACTGTACAAGCAGGTGGCTCTGGTGCCCTGACTGAGGCGATGTTATTGGCTGCAGGTCAAACTGCATATAACAACGGCTCAGACGTAGACACTTTCATGATTAAACCTGCAGACGCTCAAATCGTAGCAGGGTTCTCAGCAAGTTCTGGTCGTAACCGTGAGATTGCCCAAAGCAAAACATTGGTAAATGCGATTGACTTGTATGTGTCTCCATACGGTGAGTACCGAGTGGTGTTGAACCGTCACTTAGAAGCAACACATGCCCTATTGATCGATCCGTCGATGTTTAAGACATGTACACTTCGTCCGTTCACACGAACACTCTTGGCGAAAGACGGCGACAGCGACAAGCATTTTGTCGTCGGAGAAATGTCCGTCAAGCACATGAACCACGGCGACAGCGTACAGATTAACGCTCTCACCTAATACCGAATAGAACCTCGGTTCTTGTTGGGCCGCACTAGATCACATGGGTTTTGCTCTCCTTACTGTGTGTCTTGTGCGGTCCTTTTTATTTTCAAGGATGGCCCATGCTACTAAATTCTACAAAAGATAAGATCACTGACCTCACACAGTCCAACACAGATTTCATATTTGAAGTCGGTGATATCACAAGAAAACATACTCAGAACATCTCCCAAACATTCATTGATGATCTGAAAGATGCGCGTAATGAAAGTACTTCTAAGCCTATGGGCGATTTTCATAGAGTTGCCTCCATCCCAACTGTGGTAGTTGAGAAGTGGATGCGAGAAGGCTTCGACCTATGGCAAGCCACAGGTAAGGATATTGTCGCAAGATTGAAAAAAGAGAACCTTGATGCGTTCATGGCAACGGATCGGAAGGTCTAACAATGGCAACCCCGAGAACAGGTAAGGCAAAAGTCAAAGTCACAAAAAGTGGCAAACGTATTTCCTACGGTCAATCGGGGAAAGCGAAAGACGGAGGACCTCGAGTCCGCGCAGGGACAAAGAAGGGTGACGCTTACTGTGCCAGATCACTGGCGCAAAAGAAGAAACATCCGAAAGCCGCAAAGAATCCAAACTCACCGCTGAATCTATCGAGAAAGAGATGGAAGTGCAGTGGTGCCAAGTCGAAAAGGGCATAACATGGCAAAAGGTGTAAAACACTATTTGAGAAGCGGAACTGAACATAAAGGTTCTATGCACAAAATGACAAACGGTATGATGCACACTGGTGCAAGACATACGTCAACCAGCAAGCCTTTATTTCACTTAAAGCAATTAAGTCCAACTGCGAAAAAGAAAGCAATGAAAACTAGGAGGACCTGACATGAGCCTATACGAGAACATCGCCAAACGCCGTAAGTCTGGAAAGCCTATGCGAAAGAAGGGCGACAAGGGCGCTCCGACTGACGCGGCATTTCGCAAAGCGGCACTGACTGCCAAAAAGCCTGTGAAGAAAAAGAAGGTCACAAATAAAAAGAAGAAAGTGACTAAATCTAAGAGGTACTAAATGAACAAAGGACAAATCAGGGCGCACTTTAAGGCCCTTCTGAATCGTAGTGACTGCCCTGATGCGCTTGCCGATACTTTTATTGACCAAGCGACGACCAGAATACAAAGAGTACTGAGAACCCCTGCACAAGAGGCTCAACAGAGTTACAATATCTCAGGTCAAACTGGTGAAATCACTATACCTACAAATCTATTGGAAGTAATAAGTGTCTATATGGATGGTGTTGCTGTCACACGCATTCCGCATCACGAGATGATACAGGCACAAAAGACTGGGGAACAGGGCATACCGCGACAGATGTGCCGCCAACGAAGTAAGATCCTTCTTCACCCACAACCAACAACAGGAACAGTATACTTAGACTACTATGCTGAGTTTCCAAGCCTTACCACCGATTCTGATACCAATGCTCTTACTGCTATAGCCTCAGACATACTTACATACACTGCGCTTTCTTATGCTGCAGATTATTTCATGGATGAGAGATCCGCTATTTTTGAACAGAAGTCAGGACAGTTCCTTGCTGAACTACAAGAACAAAGTAATTCTGCAGAGCAGTCAGGCGTAAGTCAGGTAATGCGACCAACAGTAGTCTATGGAGATTAACAACCATGGCATCATCTTTCTATTCTCAGACCGGAATCTCTAGTACAAACACAGATGCGATTCAATCGAGTACCAATAAAGCCGCTGCTTCAGAAGCAAATGCAGCATCCTCAGAGACAAACGCAGCCGCTTCAGCAACTTCAGCGACTACAAGTGCTACCGCTGCCGCAACATCTGCTACTGAATCTGCTACCAGTGCTACAGCATCTTCTGGCAGTGCCACTACTGCAGCGACCCAAGCAGCATTAGCTACAACAAATGGTGAAGCCCAAGTTGCACTGGCTACAACTCAGGCCGGACTGGCTACTACAAACGGCGCCGCACAGGTTACACTGGCTACAACTCAGGCAACTAATGCTGCCACATCAGCAACAAATGCAGCAACTTCAGCAACTAGCGCGTCTACTAGCGAAACAAATAGTGCTACAAGTGCCACTGCAGCCCAGACATCTAAGACTGCTTCTGAAACTGCAAAGACTGCCAGTGAACTTGCTGAGACCAATGCGGCTACTAGCGAAACAAATAGTGCCGCAAGTGCCACGGCTGCGAATACTTCTAAGGTCAACGCGGCTACTAGCGAGACAAATAGTGCGTCTTCGGCTACAGCGGCGGCTACAAGTGCGTCTGCAGCGTCTACTTCAGCAACTGCAGCGGCTACTTCAGCGACTAACGCAGCAACTTCTACAACGAATGCAGCAACTAGTGAGACTAATGCAGCGACTAGTGCAACCAATGCTGCAGCAAGTGCTACGTCTGCATCTACTGCCCAAACAGCCGCTGAGACAGCAAAGACAGCATCTGAGACAGCAAAGACAGCATCTGAGACTGCGAAAACTGGTGCTGAAACTGCCCTCAACAACTTTAACGCACTTTACTTGGGATCAGTATCGAGTGACCCATCAGTGGACGGTAATGGAGACGCTCTAACTGCAGGGGATCTCTACCACAACTCTACTTCAGGAAACATGAAGTACTATACTGGATCCTCTTGGGCTGCAATTTCACAACTTGGCCCTACTGGTCCGGCAGGGCCTACAGGTCCGACAGGAGCCGCAGGATCCGCAGGTGCAGATGGCAATGACGGAGCAGCAGGTCCTACTGGCCCAACAGGACCAACAGGTCCGGCAGGTCCGGCAGGAGCCGCAGGTGCAGACGGCAGTGATGGTTCCGCAGGTGCAGCAGGTCCTACTGGCCCAACAGGACCAACAGGACCTCAAGGAAACTCAGTGACAGGTCCTACAGGGCCTACTGGCCCGACAGGTCCTGCAGGTGCAGATGGCTCAGATGGC